AACAACGGCTTCAACAAGCCCCTGGACATCACCCCCGAGCTGCGCGCTTTCCTGGCTCTGCCGGAGGGTGAGAAGATCTCCCGTTCTCAGGTGACCCGCAAGGTGAACGAGTATGTTGAGCAGAAGGGTCTGAAGGCTGGCCAGAACATCACCCTGGACGCGACCCTGCAGACCCTGCTGCATCCACCGGAGGGCACCCAGGTGACCTTCCTGAACATCCAGAAGTACATCAACCCGCACTACATCAAGGAGATCAAGCCCGTGGTGGAGAAGAAGCCCAAGGCTGCCGTCGACCCCAACGCGCCGCCCAAGGAGAAGAAGGCCCGCCCAAAGGTGGCCAAGGCGACTGCCTAAATATTTTAACGTGTAATATTAATAAATGGCTCGCAGCAGTGGGAACGGCGGAATCGGTGGTTCAGGTGTGTTCGGTCTCTTAGGTACGACTGTTAATTGCAAGGCTGAAGACAAGTCTCTGTACTGTACCGCGGCCAAGGTTATGAATGTGCTCGTGTGGCTAGCGATTCTTTATGGGCTGTTCATCCTCGCGCGCGAGTACATTGCGAAGAAGAAGTGAGTACTTAAAAATCTCAACCTAAGTTACATCAACAAGAAATGGAGCCGGCCCCAGAGTTGTCGAGGGACCTCATGAACACTCTGGCCGGCACAAAAGTGAAATCGATGGAACTGTACCAGCGAGCCTTCACGCACAAGTCAGCCCTGAAGCGATATTCAGGTCTGACTGGTTCGTACGAGACACTCGAATTCATGGGGGATTCGGTACTAGGATTTATTATCACAAAACATCTATTTGACCTGCACGAGAAGGAGCAGGAGGGGTTCCTGACCAAGGCCCGCACGAAGATGGTCCGAGGTAAAACCCTGTGCGAGATTTCACAGGCGCTCGGTCTCGAGAAGCTGATCATCATGGACGAGAAGGGTGAGCGGAACGGCTGGAACACCAACGAGCACATCATGGAGGACGTCTTCGAGGCCCTCGTCGGTGCAATCTATCTCGACCTGGGTATGGTCCACGCCAAGAAGTTCGTCCTCGAATCTTTTACCAAAGTTCAGACGTCACTCGTAGACGACAATTACAAAGACCAATTGATGCGCTGGTGCCAGGCCCTCAAGTACCCTCTACCGGACTACCAGGTGACGGGGCAGATCAGCGGTCAGTTTTTCATCAGCGTCTATGTCGACGGACTCAACTGTGGTTCTGGTTTCGCCAGTACCAAAAAGCAGGCTGAACAGAACGCCGCTCAAATAGTGCTTAAAACTGATCATCGTTTTAAGAATAAGGATGGACCCCCAAAGCGAGACCCTTGTCGCCCGGGCCCGTGAACTTCTCGCGGCTGAATACGCCGAACAAAGGTCGCAGGAATGGTTAGATCTGCGTGATCAGATGATCACCGCAAGTGACGTCGCGAGCGCCATCGGCGACAACCATTACGAGACGCCCGACGCCTTTGTCAAGAAGAAGGTCCTGAAGACCAAGTGGGCCGGGAACGCCGCCACGGAACACGGGACCCTTCTCGAGCCTTTCGTCCGTGACTTGTACGACGAGCGGACAGGACGCAAGTCGCATGAGATTGGCCTGGTTCAGCACCGTCAGTACCCGTGGCTCGGCGCATCACCCGACGGAGTCACAGAAGATGGTCTGCTGATCGAGATCAAGTGCCCCCTGACCCGTAAGATTGAGGCCAAAGTCCCGAAGCACTACTGGCCACAGGTCCAACTCCAGCTTGAGATTACGGACCTCGAGGAGTGTGACTTTATTCAGTACCGGCCGGCCAATACCTCGAGCGTCCCCCCCAAGCCCGAGGAGTTTGTAGTGACCCGGATCAAACGCGACCGCGAATGGTTCCAAAAGAATCTGCCGGCCATGCGGGCTGCATGGGCCCGGATCTGCAATGGGCGAAAAAACGGGTTATGTGACCTCCAGGAAGACCAGAAGCCGGTCCAATTTAAGAAGGAAATTGTGTGCATCCTACAAGATGACAACCAAGTCTGGACCGAGCCTCGGGTGGAAGTGCCCGCACAAGCCCAAGATGCTCAAGTGTCGTGAGTGTCAGGGGGATTTCTGTTCGAGATGCATTCAACTTGAGGTGCATTACTGCCCCAAGTTGGACGAACGGTCAAAAAATGAAAGAGATAATTTATCCAAAAAATTGGTCAAGGTTGTCGCCCCTAAAGTTCAGGCATTCTAGTTCTTGTTCTTCAGCTTGGTAACCAAGAAGAACCCAAGAACGGCAAGAGCGAGATAAAACAAGATCCCATCGGCACCCTTGGCCGCAATCCAGCGCCCAACGGAGTCTGAACCTGTGTCTTTATCCATCCAGGACCAAGGCATGTCTGGGCGGTACCACGTGCACGTGCCGTCTGCGTACTCGTACTTGCGCGTCGGGAACATGCGATAGGGCGCAGGGTCCACGCTGACCGTTTTGAGGTACATGGCGCCTGACGTGTTGAACTCTGGATTCTGGCTCTCCTCGACCTGGGCCTGCATCTCCATGGGCGTCTCGTCAATCTGGGTGAAGTACGTCCCGTCAATAAAGGTATCCTTGCGGAACCCATCGGTGGTGACGCCGTATGTGCCTGACCATGTGTAGGGGTCGAACCCGTCGATCTGAAGGCGGTCATCGATCATCCAGGCGGTCGCCATCTTACCATAATTATACATTTTTAAATTAGCACGCCGCATAGACCTTCGTCTGTACTTTTATGCGGTGGACCTCCCACATCTCGTCGAGGTCCACGTTCAGCATATGGGCCAATTGAAACATGTAACTGAAGACGTCACCCATTTCCATCATCACGTCCGTGCCGCGGTCCTTCTTGAGTCCCGTCTTCTTGTAAATTCTCTGCTTCTGACGAATTGACGAAGCCAATTCACCCATCTCCTCGTTGAGCAACATCCAGACTATGCTGACTGGAGCCTTGTCCCATCCCTTGTGTCGGCACATGGCCGCAGTCTCATCACGGTATTTGTTCATTACTTACTTATCAAAGGCGCCTGAGCCTTAAGCCCGGTTAAAATGCGCCACAAAATTGCGGTTCTTCATGACGAAAATCAACGCCGTGATCAGAAGTACGAGTTCAGCACCCATCTTCCAGTTCTCTACCGTGTTTTTGTTGGCCGTCTTGGACTGGGCCCAAGGCTCTACAATTCCGTTACTAAATAGGCGGATCGAGCGGTCGAGCGCGAAGAAAATCAAAAAACCCAACAGGATGTCGTCGAGTGCCCGAACCATTTAGTTGATCCCGAACTTGAAATTACTCGGGATTTTATTCCCGTAAGTGCTCGTGCTGACTGGCGTCTCCAGAGGCACCGGGTTCCGCGAGATGTCCCGCAGGTACACAATCTGTTGGAGCATACCGGTTGAGATTGTCGCCGTAGCCTCCTTGACCACCTTGTCGTTCATTTTTGAAACCTGATTGCGGACGTCCATGTACGGGTCAGCCGACAGATTGGTCCAGACCCGACGCATAAGCGCCTGGAGATCAGGGTCGCTCTGGCGATCGATCTGGTAACCCGTCTTCTCCTTCATAGCGCGGGTGATCGCCCCGTGGAGATATTCCCGATTGAAATCGGAGAAGTAGGCGTCGGCCAGGGGTGTAGGCAGCGAGTGACGCGTCGGAAGGCGGTCCATTGAGATAGACGAGGATAAAAAAAAGGACCGTCTGTCTTACAGTGATGAAGGTCATCAAGCGCTCGGGTGATGAGGTGCCCATGCTCTTCGACAAGGTGACCAAGAGAATTTCCAAACTCAATGAGGCGCCCGAGTTTGCCCCCCTGAATGTCCAGCCCGACAAAGTGGCCCAGAAGGTTTTCACGAGTATGTACGACGGCATTTCTACGACTGAAATTGATAACCTCACGGCCGAGGTGGCTATAGGTATGATCACTGAAGACCCAGATTACGAGACTTTGGCTATGCGGGTCGCGGTTTCGAACCTCCAAAAGACGAGCCCCAAAACCTTCTCGGACGCGATGGTCGCCCTGCACGTCAAGGGCATCGTCTCGGACCACTTCATGAAGTGCGTGGCGCTCGAGTTGGACGCTGTGATCCAACCTAAGCGCGACTACCTCTTTGGGTACTTTGGGATCAAGACTCTGCAGAAGGGCTACCTGAACGAGGGTGAGACGCCCCAGTACCTCTTCATGCGCGTGGCCGTCGGCATTCACGGTGACGACATCCCACGAGTCAAGGAGACGTACGACTTGATGTCCCAAAAGTACTTCACGCACGCCACGCCGACGCTGTTCAACGCCGGGACGAACAACCCCCAGATGTCGAGCTGCTTCCTGGTGGCCATGAAGGATGACTCGATCGAGGGCATCTATGAGACGCTCAAGGAGTGCGCGCACATCTCCAAGTGGTCCGGGGGCATCGGCATTCACTGCTCGAACATCCGTGCGAGCGGCTCTCGCATCAAGGGTACGAACGGCGTGGCTGACGGAATCGTTCCCATGCTCCGCGTCTTCAACAACACGGCCCGGTACGTGAACCAGGGCGGTGGGAAGCGCAAGGGCTCCTTCGCCATCTACCTCGAGCCGTGGCACGCTGACGTCATGGAGTTTCTGGAGCTCCGCCTAAACCAGGGTGATGAGGAGATGCGCTGCCGCGACCTGTTCACGGCCATGTGGATCCCGGACTTGTTCATGGAGAAAGTGGAGAAGGATGAGGACTGGCACCTGATGTGCCCTAACGAGTGTCCAGGCCTGCCCGACGTGTACGGTGAGGCATTCAATGAGCTCTATAGAATGTACGTGGCCCAGGGGCGCTTCAAGAAGAAGGTTCGTGCGCGGGACGTCTGGGACGCCGTCCTCAAGAGCCAGGTTGAGACCGGCACACCCTACATGTGCTACAAAGACAGCGTCAACGCCAAGTCGAATCAGAAAAATATCGGGACGATCAAGTCCAGTAATTTATGCACTGAAGTGGTTCAGGTTTCCACCCCTGACGAGACGGCCGTGTGTAATTTGGCGTCCATCTGCCTTCCGTCGTTCGTGAAGAATGCGTCGTACGGATCCGCTGACGGGTCTTCGGGGACCACCCCCTACTTTGACTTTGAGCAGCTTCACGAGGTGACCCGAGTCATCACGCGGAACCTGAACCGCGTCATCGATCGGAACTATTACCCGACTGAGGCGGCCCGAAAGAGCAACATGCGTCACCGACCGATCGCCATCGGCGTCCAGGGGCTGGCTGACGTGTTCATGATGCTAGGCCTGTCGTTCGACGAGCCCAAGGCTCGCGAGCTCAACAAGGGCATCTTCGAGGCGTTGTATCACGCAGCCTTGACCGAGTCGTGCCTGCTGGCCAAGGAGGAGGGTCCGTACGAAACCTTCAAGGGGTCTCCAGCCTCAGAGGGTATTCTCCAACAGGACATGTGGGGCAAAGAGTCGAATGAATTTTGGAATGGAATTCGGGATGACGTGAAGAAGCACGGCCTCCGCAACTCGCTGCTGGTCGCACCCATGCCGACCGCCTCGACCGCCCAGATCATGGGCAACAATGAGGCTTTCGAGCCGTACACGACCAACATCTACCTGCGCCGGACACTGGCCGGAGAGTTTGTGATGCTCAACAAGCACCTGGTCAAGGATCTTCAAAAGCTTGGAATTTGGAACCAAAATTTGAAGAATGAAATTGTACGAGCCGGTGGGTCGGTCCAGGGGCTCGAGGGCGTTACAGATACCCTCAAGGCGATTTACCGGACCGTATGGGAGATTCCGCAGAAGAGCATCATCGACATGGCGGCCGATCGGGGCGTGTACATCGACCAGTCACAGTCGCTCAACATCTTCATGGAGAACCCGAGCCTGGCCAAGCTGTCGAGCATGCACCTGTACGGCTGGAAGAAGGGGCTCAAGACGGGTATGTACTACCTCAGGACCCGGGCCAAGGCTCGGGCGCAGCAGGTGACGGTTCCGGTCGGAGTCCAACGGACTCCTCCTCCCACGGAGGACCAGATCCTGGCGTGCTCGCGTGAAAACCCTGAGAGTTGTGAGATGTGCTCAGGTTAATTTCAATGCTAAATTCAAGATGGTCAAAAACTGTTGCAAGTCCGGGCCCAAGAACAAGAAGTGCGTCAGGCGCTCGAACAAGAAGGTGTTCAATTTACCTCGAAGATTCGCAAAGCTTCGGTGCCTCCTAGGACCCATCAAGGGTTTCACTATGCGTTCGAGCTGTGCCCCTTATAAAAATTGTAAGAAGTAATGGATCCCATATGGAGGTTTCTCCCGGACCACCTGGTCCTTAGGGTCCTTGAATTTTCAAACGAAATTGAACAAAGGGTCGCCTTCAAGATTCTTCCAAGGAAATTGGTCCTACCCAAGAATCTTGAATTTCGATCCGAAATTGTGTATGACCATATGACCCGGACTATGTGGGACTTTACGGGATTGACCGATCCTGAAGTTCCATATTGGATCACCCGCCGGGGTATCAAGTTTTCACAGTACAGAAGTACCGGACTTTACATATTTAATATGGGGTGGGAAGATTACCAAATGACTATGTATTCAGGTCAGGACCAAATAGGCCCGACTACGTGTAGTAATCATTTGGTAACAAATAAAAGAGTAAAGTTTAGGTGACTTATGTTGG